CCCGGGTTTCCTGGAGAGTGTTTTATCTGTGAACTCAGGCTGCCAGATCATCGTTTCCGATGGAAGCATAATAAGCTTTTTCTGCTTCTGCCGGAGGAGTATGGCCCAGCCTTCCCAGCAATCGTCGATTGTTATACCAGTCCACCCACGTTAGTGTGGCCAGTTCCACTTCTGCACGGTTTTTCCAGCTCTTACGGTGTATTACCTCCGCTTTGTAAAGACCATTGATGCTCTCAGCCATCGCGTTGTCATACGAGTCGCCTGTACTCCCTGTTGATGCCAGTAATCCGGCTTCTTTTAGTCGCTCCGTATAGGCCAGTGACACATACTGAGAGCCTTTATCGCTGTGATGGATGGTGCCAGACGGACGACGGGCCCACAACGCCTGCTCCAGCGCATCCAGCACGAATGTCGTTTCCATAGACGATGAGACCCGCCACCCCACGATGTATCCGGCAAACACATCAATGATAAACGCCACATAGACGAAGCCCTGCCATGTGCTGACGTAAGTAAAATCAGCCACCCACAGCTGGTCAGGTCGTTCTGCCACGAACTGACGGTTTACGCGGTCGCCTGCGGCAACGGCTTTCCGGCTGATGGTCGTACGGACCTTTTTACCCCGGAGAACACCGGCAAGTCCCATAACCGCCATGAGACGTGCCACTGTACATCTGGCCACCTGATTCCTTCCCGTAACAACTGACGCCAGACTTTACGCACACCGTACACCTGATGATTTTCATCGTATACGCGCTGTATCTCTCTCTTCAGCCAGTCGTCGTGCTGCGCACGGGCACTGCGTTTATCCGGATGATGTCGCTGTTGCTGACAATGGTAATACGTTGACGGGGCAATATGCAGTTCGCTGCATACCGGTCCGACCCCGTACTGCTCACGCAGCTTATCCAGCAGTGGCATCATTTTTTCCAGAGGCGGTCGAACTCCGCCTTCGCAAAATAAGCGGAAGCCTGGCGAAGGATATCGTTACTGCGGCGCAGTTCACGATTTTCACGTTCCAGCTCTTTCAGACGCTGACGTTCAGCGCTGGTGAGCCCACCATCACCGCCCCCGGTATCCCGCTCATGCTGGCGAACCCAGACACGCAGAGTCTCCGGCGTACAGCCAATCTTTGGGGCAATGGAACAAATTGCCGCCCACTGTGAGTCATATTCATCCTGACTTTCCAGAACCATACGAATCGCCCGCTGACGGACTTCGGGGGAAAAACGAGTATTTTTAGTCATCCTGTTTACCTCTTTCTCAGGGAGTTTAGTCTCCAGGATTTCCGGGGCGGTTCACACCAAGTCTGGCCGCGAATTTCTTAGCATCACCAACCCTTAATGATTTAATAAACTCTTTTAATGTCATACCTTCCTCGGTTTAGTGTTTTTTGCGAGTTTAGTGTTTAATAAACCATTAAGTCAAGTATTTGCTTGTTTAGTGATTACTAAAGATAATTACCACATGCAAAAAAAGAAATTCGCCGTTTACGTCTCAAGGAGTGGTTTAAAGATAAAACTCTGCCACCCAAAGAGAAGAGCTACCTATCTCAACTAATGAGTGGGAGAGCCTCGTTTGGAGAAAAGGCTGCCAGAAGAATAGAGCAAACATACGGGATGCCGGAAGGGTATCTGGATGCGGAATACGCAGAACAACCGGGGGGTTCTCCACCACATGCAGGGTTAACGTCTAATCAACTGGAATTATTGCAGATTTTTTCAGCCTTCCCTGAGGATGAGCAACGCCAGATAATCAGCGAGTTAAAGCAGAAAAAAGAATCAATGGAAGATCTCATAGCGAGATGGATTGCGGCGCAAAAATGCCGCCGCGCCTGAGTTATAAAACCGGAGGAAACATGAATAGAGCCCTTTCACCAATGGTTTCTGAATTTGAAACCATTGAACAAGAAAACAGTTACAACGAATGGCTGCGTGCGAAAGTAGCAACGAGCCTTGCAGATCCGCGCCCAGCAATTCCCCATGACGAAGTTGAGCGCAGAATGGCAGAACGCTTTGCTAAGATGCGCAAGGAACGGAGCAAGCAGTAAAATGTTACCCGTGTTATGGCTTGAAAGCGCAGATACCGACCTAGATGATATAACTAGTTATATTGCTCGTTTCGACATAGATGCGGCTGAACGCTTATGGCAGCGATTAAGGGGTTGTGTGCTGCCGTTATCCGAACATCCGTATTTATACCCACCAAGCGACAGAGTACCTGGCTTGCGTGAGATTGTAGCCCACCCTAACTATATAATTCTATACCGCGTAACAACATCAAGCGTTGAAGTAGTAAACGTGATCCACGCAAGACGCCAGTTTCCCTAACTTTCACTACCAATAGAAACATAACAACCGCAACGACTTTATCAAAAGCGTTGTGTTTGTTATGTCCCGCGGTTTAGTTTTTACTTGGCTTAAGTTTAATGTTTATTAAACTAAAAATACCAACCACCCCGCCCCACAGAACGCAGGGAAATACTTCGAGTTACCCGGCAGTGGTCAGGGGTTAAGTAGCCAGCCCGAGGCGTATGAACATGACGGCAGGGTTCAACTTTAATAACTATGCAGCAGTTTTTTGTTCCGCTACCCCGGCGTTAAGGGGAAACAGAGGGTTTCTCAGTGGGCGAAGTCAAACATCAGAATGGAAGGCATCCCGGGATCGGCAAAGAAGCAGCAATGGCGCTTTATATTGACATCAGCGCCATTGCAGGACAGGTAAGAGTTATCAGAGCGGTAACTAAGCGGTATGCGCCTTTACTTCAGAAAGTCTCTGGTGAGTGCACCGAAGATATTGTCAACGATTTCGTCATCGAACTGCGAGGACTCATCTTCAGTTACAAGGTGACCACAATTTTTGCAGATGGCTCCCGCGAAACTGTCAGAGCCCTGCGGCTTAAAGGATGTGTCAAAGACTTCGCCACCACATTCTGGGCAAGAAAACTTGATTGTATTCATAACCAATTTCCTCTCGAGTAACAGACCCCTCAGAGGATACCACCTCGCCTGACGTGGTTAAAAGCAGGCAACGCTAACCACAAGGAGCCGACATGCAGAAACGAGAACCCGTCATCATCGCGCCAGACTATACCGATGATGAACTTTATGAGTGGATGCACCAGAAAATTAATGCAGCGCAGGATCTGAAATGGGCCAATGAAGCCAGGGCTAAGCAGGCTGAAAATCTGTCCGCTCTGGAGCAGGATATCACCAATCTGGAAAAAGCAGCGGCATTAAGCATTGCCAGAATGATTACATACCCGCGTTAATAGCTAACCAACGAAGCTAAGGTTGGTAATTAAGGAGTTCTCCACGGGTGAGGTGGAGTGCGTGCGCCGGACACGGGTGAGCATACGGCACTGACAGTTTACTGAAAGGATATTTCCCTGAAAAGTCAGACCATAACGCGAAAGCGCACGGCGAGGTAGCTGGTTCATAGATAGCCTGTCGTTAAATTTTCGTCGACCGTGCGCTTCCGGTTGTGGCAATCCGCGAAATGGCGCGGCGGTAAGTATGGAGGGGTTATTCCTTCCCCCGTTGAGGACACCGGGTTGTCAGGTTGACCATACGCTTAAGTGACAACCCCGCTGCAACGCCCTCTGTTATCAATTTTCTGGTGACGTTTGGCGGTATCAGTTTTACTCCGTGACTGCTCTGCCGCCCTTTTTAAAGTGAATTTTGTGATGCGGTGAATGCGGCTGAGCGCACGCGGAACAGTTAAAACCAAAAACAGTGTTATGGGGGGATTCTCTGTATCCGGCGTTAATTGTTAACTGGTTAACGTCACCTGGAGGCACCAGGCACCGCATCACAAAATTCATTGTTGAGGACGCGATAATGGAAACGTTATTACCAAACGTTAATACGTCTGAAGGTTGTTTTGAAATTGGTGTCACTATCAGTAACCCTGTATTTACTGAAGATGCCATTAACAAGAGAAAACACGAACGGGAGCTATTAAATAAAATATGCATTCTTTCAATGCTGGCCCGTTTACGTCCGATACAAAAAGGATGCTGGCAATGAATACAGCATTTGCACTTGTTCTGACAGTTTTTCTTGTTTCCGGAGAGCCAGTTGATATTGCAGTCAGTGTTCACAGGACAATGCAGGAGTGTGTGACTGCAGCAACCGAACAGAAAATTCCCGGTAACTGTTACCCGGTCGATAAAGTTATTCACCAGGATAATAACGAAATCCCGGCAGGTCTTTAAAACAGTTCCGTAATAAACATCCGATTTCATTCTTATATGCCAGCAATGGCAGGGATTTGTTCACCCTTAAATCTGTAATGAGGTAAAACAAAATGAGTAAAGTCTTTATTTGCGCCGCCATTCCGGACGAACAGGCAATAAAGGAAGAAGGTGCCGTCGCTGTAGCCACTGCCATTGAAGCCGGTGATGAACGTCGCGCCCGCGCAAAATTTCACTGGCAATTCCTGGAACATTATCCGGCTGCTCAGGACTGCGCTTATAAATTTCTTGTTTGCGAGGATAAACCCGGTATACCCCGCCCTGCCCTCGATTCCTGGGATGCTGAATATATGCAGGAAAACCGCTGGGATGAGGCGTCTGCTTCCTTTGTCCCGGTCGAGACTGAATCCGATCCGATGAACGTCACTTTTGACAACCTGGCCCCTGAAGTACAGAACGCTGTCATGGTTAAGTTCGACACATGTGAAAACATCACTGTTGATATGGTGATTAGCGCACAGGAATTGTTGCAGGAAGACATGGCAACATTCGACGGCCATATCGTTGAAGCGTTGATGAAAATGCCAGAAGTTAACGCCATGTATCCGGAGCTTAAGCTGCATGCCATCGGGTGGGTTAAGCATAAATGTAAGCCTGGTGCCAAATGGCCCGAAATTCAGGCAGAGATGCGCATCTGGAAAAAACGTCGCGAAGGTGAACGCAAGGAAGCCGGAAAATACACGTCTGTTGTTGATCTCGCCCGCGCCAGAGCCAATCAACAGCACACTGAAAATTCAACAGGAAAAATCAACCCGGTCATTGCTGCCATTCATCGCGAATACAAGCAGACATGGAAAACACTGGATGACGAACTGGCCTACGCTCTCTGGCCTGGTGATGTGGATGCCGGAAACATTGACGGCAGCATCCATCGCTGGGCAAAAAATGAAGTTATCGACAACGGCCGCGAAGACTGGAAGCGTATCTCGGCATCAATGCGCAAACAGCCTGATGCCCTTCGCTACGACCGCCAGACTATTTTTGGCCTTGTCCGTGAACGTCCGATCGACATTCACAAAGACCCTGTGGCACTGAACAAATACATTACTGAATACCTGACTACAAAGGGCGTGTTTGAAGATGAAGGAACAAATCAGAGCGCAACTGACACTCTCTCGTCGCCAGTACCAGAAACTGATGCAGTGGAAACGGCAATTCCGGACAACGAAAAAACCGAATGCAAAGTGGAAGTCGAACCATCTGTAGAGCGTGAGGGGCCGTTCTACTTCCTCTTCACCGACAAGGATGGCGAAAAATACGGTCGCGCAAACAAACTTTCTGGTCTGGATAAGGCGCTGGCTGCCGGGGCTACTGAAATCACAAAAGAAGAATATTTTGCCCGAAAAAATGGCACATACACAGGCTTACCGCAAAATGCAAATACCGCACAAAATTCTGAACAACCAGAACCGGTAAAAGTTACCGCTGACGAAGTAAAGAAAATTATGCAGGCAGCCAATATCAGCCAGCCTGACGCCAATCAGTTGCTCGCCGCATCACGTGGTGAATTTGTTGCAGGGATTAGCGACCCGAATGATCCGAAATGGGTGAAGGGGATTGAAACCCGCGATTCTGTGAACCAGAACCAGCAAGAAACGGAACAGAACGACCAGAAAGCGGAACAAAACAGCCCAAATACGCAACAAAACGAGCCAGAAACGAAACAACCTGAGCCAGTAGCGCAACAGGAACCGGAAAAAGTCTGCACCGCCTGCGGTCAGACCGGCGGCGGCAACTGCCCTGATTGTGGCGCGGTGATGGGCGACGCAACATACCAGGAAACATTCGATGAAGAGTATCAGGTTGAAGTTCAGGAAGATGATCCGGAGGAAATGGAAGGCGCTGAACATCCACACAAGGAGAACACTGACGGCAATCAGCATCACGATAGCGATAATGAAACTGGCGAGACGGCAGATCACTCAATTAAGGTGAACGGTCATCAAGAAATCACATCCACCAGCAGGACGTGTGACCATCTAATGATCGACCTTGAAACCATGGGAAAAAATCCTGATGCCCCGATCATCTCAATAGGTGCAATATTTTTCGATCCGCAAACCGGAGATATGGGACCGGAATTTAGTAAGACTATCGATCTGGAAACTGCTGGCGGGGTCATTGATCGGGACACCATTAAATGGTGGCTTAAGCAATCACGCGAAGCGCAATCTGCCATTATGACCGATGAAATCCCGTTAGATGATGCACTATTACAATTGCGGGAATTTATCGACGAAAACTCCGGTGAATTTTTTGTTCAGGTCTGGGGAAATGGAGCCAACTTCGACAACACGATTTTGCGCCGTTCATACGAACGGCAGGGGATCCCCTGCCCGTGGCGTTACTACAACGATCGCGATGTACGCACAATCGTTGAGCTGGGGAAAGCCATAGACTTCGATGCCAGAACGGCTATTCCATTCGAAGGTGAGCGCCATAATGCACTTGATGACGCCCGTTACCAGGCAAAATACGTTTCAGTTATCTGGCAAAAACTGATCCCGAATCAGGCTGATTTTTAATGTTCAACCCCGGTCGTTG